TGATTCATAATAGGCTCAAGTGTATCTATTATTCGAGCCTCTTTCATACCATGAACCTTATGACCTTCTAACATTACCGGGTGTCCGGCACGAGTAAGGTAAGGTTTAAATAGTTCTAGGAACATACCGTCCCCAAAGTTATCTTCTACTCCAACATAGTTTACTTTTTCTTCCTTAGCAATTGCCGCAAGAGCTTTTAAAGTCTCATCATCGTAACCACTGAGGAAACCTCCGACTTTTCTAAGGTAAAGAAAACCATTAATCATCTTTAATACTACATATCCAGTTTCATCTGTACCTCTACCTGAAGGGTCTATCCACATTACACTCCCGGTATACTCTGAGAAGTCCTTAGAAATAAACATGGGTCTATGTAACTTATCACCTGATAAACCAACATTAGGTAAATCATTAATAATCTGCTCAGGAGAACTACCCCATACAACTTTAATAGGTGCATCAGTAGAAGAAGTACCCATGATTAATAAATCAGATAACTTAAGAGGATATCTATCAGCATCACTTACGGATGTGTCCAGCATAAACTGTAATGCAAAACCGGAACGACCATATGAAGCTTCTCGTTCTATTAAATCATCGCTATCGAACCTCTTAGGGTCTGTAGGAACACCGTAGCGGTCATGTGAACCCTCGGTAAGCTTTTTATCTTTAGATAGCTTATGCGTTAAATAAGGGGCTAATTTATCGTCATATGAAATACGTTGTTTACTTCTAGGATAACGTGCTGTCCATATTCGTTGTTCATATCCACGTTCAGATAAAACATTATATAAACTCATTTCAGTCTGAGGTGTTCCAAGGTACTTAATAAAACCCCCGGGCTTTAAGATAGCATCAAACTCTTTTACAGATTCTCCTAATCTATCTCTCATAAGTTGAGTCATAGAGTTGTTAGGAATCTCTACATCGTCTGCTACGATAATGTCAGCACGACTACCAGCCAACTGACCGCTTATACCTACAGACTTTACTGAAGGTGCATGGTCAGGTGTTGCTGGAGCAACATCGAATGACACATTAGAATTTCTCTGGTCATTGTTAGGAATGAGATGTTGCATTAATGGCATACCACTAATTAATCTCTTAGTGAATGTTGAGAAGTTATCAGCACGTTCCTTAGAGGCTGACACAACTAGAATCTTTAGTTGAGGGTTACAAAGAAGTAACCAACAAACATACGCAGATGTTATCCAAGATTTTCCGACTCCCCGGAACGCCATTATGATTGTTCTACGTTTAGACTGCTGAAGATACTCAGCAATGTCATATTGAATTGGAGTTGGTTCAGGTAGTCCAAGAAATTCCCAAACCATAAAAACAAAGTTTCTGAAATCTGATGTTACTAATTCTTTATCAGCCTCCGAATATTCTGCCCACTTCATTTAGTTTTCATTTCAGGAAATGGAACTATAGAATTAAGACGTTGTATGTCTTCATTCTTTTCTGGCATAGCAGCAATATCATTGTCTGCTAAAAATTTTCTAGCAACTTCTAAATCAGATGCATTAGCTTCTCCACTTTCAATTTTAGTTACGAAAGCTTTCGCAAGGGTTGCATGTAATTTTCCGAGTTCCTTTTCTGTGGCTGCACTCATTATATTCTCCTAAGTTTTCATTGTGACTTGCATGAGACAAATACAGCTTGCCCCATAGAAGAAAAACATCCAAGCCAACGGATAGTTTCCCTTTATCATTAAGTCAACAAATGTAACTGCATAGCAACATGTACAAATAAATAATCCTATTGTGCTCATTAGTACATCTTCCTTAATGTTTTAGTTTTAACAACAGTGGCTTTAAGTATTTCATTTAATCCGCCTAAATCTTTTTCACTGGTTAAACTTGTTACAAGCCAAATTCTTGTTTCGTCTTCACGAACTTTCCAACCAATTGTACGAACTTGTACCGGAGGTTTTTCAAAATCATCTGGTTCAGACACCCAGCCACTATCGCAACTGTGGTCGTTCCACCAAACTTCAACTAATTCAAATTTTCTCCAACCAGTTTTACGCATTTAAACTATTTCCTTTTTTTAGTTTTAAATGTTTTCTCATAATTTTTTCTATAAGCTTTTCCGTTTTCAGGTCTACGCTTGCTTCCTTTACCACTCATATTATTTTGCACCAGGCTTTTTTTATATCTTGTAAGTTACTGAAAGTGTGTGAATTTCCGAGATACTGGGATATCAACTTTTATTTTAAATCGCTTAGAAGTAAAATAAGAAGGTCGAATTTACCAAGAACCTACTACCCAACCAACACCGAACCACGCAGCCATCCAAAAGTAAGGATGTATTGATTCTAAAATATCCCAACACATATCTGTTATATCTTGTAATTTCATTATTGTCTCCAAGTAGCCAAACCCTTCAACCCAAAGCTGGCTGCGATTGCAGCTCCTAAAAACGCTTTGTAGTAGGCTGGCATGTTATTTAAAACTTCAAACCCTCTTTCAATGTAAGGAACTAAATCAGGAATGAAAGCACATACCATAGGTATTGATAATACTATGACAAACCATTCATCTTTCCAACTGGATTGTGAAGCCTGTGCTTGTAATTGTTCCCACGAATCTGTTGATTCAATAGCTCTTATTTTTAATTCTTGTTTTGCGTTTGATTCTTTTGCTTTATTTTCTAGGAAGGTTTTTGCAAGACCACCTATTATTGAAAATATTTGAATCATTATTCTTCTCCAAACATAGCTTTAAGTTTTTTTGTTTCGTTTCTATACGCTAAATGTTTATAAACCCAGCTTACAACTAAGGAACAAAAAGCTATACCTATAGCAAATAAAGTTGAGTAGTGATTTATGTATGCACTGATGCAAGCCCAGCCTGAACACGAATACGTAATAAAATCTATAGCTTTAACTACCTCTTGTGAGTGTGTAATCATTCTTCTTCTATCCGATTACTACCAATATTTCGTACTGTCATGTCTGAGTAATCTCCTGATAGCCCAAGCTCATCTGCCGTTTGTGTGTGTTTAACAGTTAAAAATTTATACATTCCCGGACTTCTTTTTTTAAAGAAACCCCTGAACCCATGATACATTGCAAGTGATAAAATCCCTGTACTTAAACTTGCTAGAAGCATCATCTTAATATCGTTGGTGGCAACATTACTTACTTGGTATATTATCTCCCCTAGACACCACTGAGTTAATGAGCCTAATACAAAACCAACACAAAGTTGATTCATTAGTATATGACTTGAAGATAACTCAGGTCTTCCGTCTGCTCTGTTAGCTCTCTTATATGCTACTAATAAACACATAGAAATAAAAGAAGCAAACAGTATAGGAATAAATACTGTAAGTACTGTTACCCAACCACTAGGAACTACATTCATCTACGATTGTATTCATAGCTACTTTTAAAGCATCTACGTCTGCACTATCAGAAATCCTTGAGTCTGCTGGTGCATTACGTAATACTACTTTCCGTGCTATGACTGCGGCTTTTTCATCTGCATCACCGCTTTCATCAGCTCTCTGGTAAGCAACATCTTGCTTTACTAATGCTGGGTCTCTAGCTTCTCTAATTTTAGTTTTAGCAACTTCTTTAGATTTTGCTAAGTCAACTGTAACAGAAGAATTGTCAGAAGTAGTCCAAGCATTTCTAAAGCTTCGGTCTGAAGGGATTGAGTCAACATCTTCTATGCTTGCATCAGTAACACCTTCTGGTACAGACTTTTCCATTAAAGCTTCAATCGTACCACCATTAGCAAGATACTCAGGTGTTGGTATTACAACTGCGGCTACGCCATTATCGCCTGTATAAACTATTCTTTTATCCATTTAATTTCCTCTTAATTATATTATTCATTATCAGTCTCCGAAAATTACACAAGAAACATGAGTAACATCTTGTACACTACCCGCATGACCATCTGTACTTATTCTAAATGAACCCGCGACAGGGGCAGACATGAAAGGGGCATTTATGTACCCAGTCGTGCTATCCTCATCTGATGCAGTTCCCGCTATAGTGTAATTACCATTGCCCATATCTGTCTCAATAACTATTGTGTAATCCCCAGTTCCATTATCTGTAATTGAAGTAACATTAAAACTATCATTGATTGCTGGAGTACCAGTACCATCAAAATTAACCCAAGCCTTTGCTATACCTTGTGAAATTTGTGCTGGGGTTGAACCATTAGCTCCAGCCGAGTCTTGTATGTTAGTTGCTTTTACATTTGTTACTGTTAATGTACTCATTATTGGTCTCCGAAAAAAGATGCACAAATCCACGGAAAATCGGATTCTGTACCATTAACATAGTGCGTTGATATTTTAATACTATCTGCGGCTGGGGTATAACCAGCTTCAGCACTTACTATTACCATAGTGTTATCTCCAGTTGCTCCTGTAATATAACCGCCACCAAATACACTACTATAGTTTGCGTTGGAAAAATCTGTATCAAAATTTATTGTGTAAATTCCTGTGCCTCTGTCATCTACACTAGAAACATTAAATGAGCCTCGTGTTGTAAAAGCATCACCGTTAAAATTAACCCAAGCTTTAGCCCTACCAGATAATAACTGAGCAGTAGTTGAAGAATTTGCTCCAGCAGTATCCTGTACATTTGTTGCTTGTACTGTTGTTGCGTTTATTGTTGACATATATTATCCTCTACTCAAATTGCACCCCAATACCTCCAGCATCAAAGGTATCAGTGCCTGTATTTTTAATTCTAATCATATCGAGTACACCAGAAAGGGGAACTGAACCACACCAATTACGAGTGTTCTCAACACCACTTGACATTTTAAACCTTGCATCGCATACCCATACATTATTTGTTGCATCTTGTAACCACAATTTTATCGCACCATGAGCTATATGCCCTGCCGCCCAATCATTAGTTTGAAAACCAGCACCTAAATTTATTCCACCACCTGCATTATCATAATCTGCACCACCTAGATAACCAGATGTAGTTGGACTACTACCAGTACCTAGTTGAATCATTAGTTTTTCTGTGCCACTTGTGCTTACACCAGCAAGTAAAACTGTTATTCTTTTAACTCCAGTTGGTATTCCAGTAACGTCATAAGATTGCGACCCAGAGGAAGTATCAATCTCAGAATTTAGTGTGATATTATAAGGATTCGCGCCAGCAGAATTTTCTATCTCATCTGTAACGACTTTATCAGCTACTACTGATGCACCGCTTATTGTAGAAGGCATTATGGTTTCTCTGGATAAACTGGATTATCAGCATCTACTGAAGCTGGTAAATCACGTAAAGCTTGGCGGTAGTTTTTCTGAGCATCAGACATTTCTGGAGAATCTGCTAATGACCACCAATCTGTTTCGTGTAACAACGCATCTCTACGTTGACGTATTGTTACCATTTTCATTTCAACAGTAGGAGCATTCTTAGCATTGTCTGCAACTTCCTCTGCTGTGTAATTCCTTTTTGTGATTTCTCCAGTCATCACATTAACTGCTGTTACATCATGTGCCATTTAATTTTCCTCTTATTGAAATTGTATATTTACATCACCAGCATCAAAAGTATCACCAGATACAGTTGTTAATTTTAATTTAGTTAGTGTTCCAAGAAGTGTCTTACTTCCGCAACCAGCAGAGGCACTAGCTCCATCACCTCTCCCTCCAGTAACTTGTCCTACCCATTGAAATGTTCCTGAATCTAAAAGGCATAGTGTTACTTGTGCACTCCAAGTTTCCCCCGAGCCTATTGCGGTTGTTAATTGAAACCCAGTAGTGGATAATTCAGCAGAGCCTTCAACACCAATAGCAGATTTATAACCAGAAGTCTCATAGCCATCTACGTATCCTAATTGAACTAAATAATCGCTACTGCCATCTGTCGATACATCAGCCATACATAGTATAATTCTTTTACAACTTGCTGGAATAGAAGTAAATTCAACTGCTGTACCTGATGTAGAGTCTATTTTCGTTTCTAAACTAATTGAATAAGGACTAGCTCCAGCAATATTCGTAATAGCATCAACGACTAAGCTACTCATACTATTACCCACCGTCCACCAGAAGTTACAGTTATGGTATCTCCTGAAGCGACTGTCATTTTACCAATAGACATAGCGTTTGTTGTTGCACCGATAGTAAAACTTTCTGTAGAAGTTTGGTTTGCTTCTAAGAATAACTTATCAGTACCACCACCTGTCATTCCGCCACCAGCATTATCTAGTGCGGCTGTAATAACATCTCCACTAGAATCTAATAGGTCGGCTATATTTCTTGCTT